CACGGCACCTTCTTGCAGCCCTACTTGGATTTCAGCGCCAAGACCGGCAGGATTCATCCGCACGTCAATCAACTGCGCAATGATGAGGGTGGCACCATCACCGGGCGGCTGTCCATGGCCAACCCCAACCTTCAGCAAGTGCCTGCCCGTCACGAAATCATCGGCCCCATGGTCAGGTCTCTCTTTTTGCCCGAGGAGGAGCAACTGTGGGCATCCAACGACTTCAGCTCCCAAGAACCGCGACTTTTGGTGCACTATGCCAGCCTCTTGGACCTGCCGGGGGCAGAAAAAATGGTGGAGGCGTACAAAAACGACCCCAGCACCGATTTTCACCAAATGGTGGCCGACATGGCCGGGATCAAACGCAAGCCTGCCAAAACGATTGGTCTTGGCTTGATGTACGGCATGGGCAAAGCAAAGTTGGCCAACGAACTGGGGTTGAACATTGAAGAAGCCTCGGAGCTGATCAACACTTTTCACATCAAGGTGCCGTTCTTGAAAGGCACCGTCAACGCCGTCATGAAGCGCATTGAGCATCCAGCGTCTGGCGGGTCCATCAGGACGCTCTTAGGGCGCAAATGCCGCTTCCCGCTGTGGGAACCGATGGAGTGGGGCGTGAACAAGGCGCTGCCTTATGAGCAGGCGATCGTGGAGTATGGCCAAAGAATCAAGCGTGCGGGCACCTACAAGGGCCTAAACAAGCTGATCCAAGGGTCAGCCGCAGACCAGACCAAAGCGGCCATGGTAGCCCTCGCCAAGGCCGGATTTGACCCCATCTTGCAGGTGCATGATGAGTTGGCGCTGAGCGTCAAGAATCGGGAAGAAGCATTGGCTGCTGCCGAGATCATGGCCAACGCTGGGCGCTTGGAAGTTCCCAGCCGCTGTGACGTAGAGGTTGGCCCGAGCTGGGGCGAGGCGAAATAGGTGTTGGTACAGGAACGGCCCCAACCGCCGGATGATTTCTCGACTCCTGCTGTGAATCATCAGACCTAAACTGATTGCCTTGCGGCTGATTCACCATCATCGGGTCAGCTTTCGCCAACTAGGTCTCAACGATCAAAATCTTAACAGCTTCTTAAATTTCTGCCAAAAGCTGATCACCGCCGTGTCTTCAAACAAATCAAGCTGCGTGATCGTGAACCTGTACTCACCCTTGCCCCTTCCGGGAACGAGGACCGCCTCCAACTTGCTCTCGTTGGCCATGCTTAAACAAGAACGACGAACGACTGAGGCAGGCAGGTGGGTAAACGCTGCAATCTCCGAAGTCTTCATTGTGTAGTTGTTCGTGCGTAACGCACCGAGGACCATGGCCCGGATTTCAAGCGGGCTCCTTGTGACAGGCATTGGTCTGACTTTGATTGTTTCGCTCATCGGGCCCGTCCCTCTAGCCTATCGGCGATCAAGGTGGCGTAACCTGCAATGTCAACCCAGTGATCAGTCACGTCAGGATTACCGTTCACGATGCGACCAATCTTATGCACGATCATCTCCAGCGCTTCCCACTGGTCATCGGCAAAGGTTTTGTTGTGCGTAGCAGCGTGAGTAGCCATGGTACGTTTGATCGACTGCATCAGCGCAGCGCCGTCTTTGAACGTGCCGTAGTTCAAGGCCCGAGCGTCTAGTGTCTTATCCACGTTATCCTTAAAAGCGAAGTCCGGCAGGCGGGGGTCCGGCATCGGCACCATCTCAGGCGGAGCAAAGGCACCAATTTGGTTGGCCAGAGCCTTCTTGCGCAACTCGTAGCCCAGTGCTGGGGTGATGCCAAATTTCTTGGCCACGGTGCCTACCTTGGCGGTGGGGTGGTCCATGATGTATAGCATGAACTTTGTTGATTTGCTGATATTTTTCATACTGGTGCGTCCTCTGTTTGGGTTAATAAAACTTGCTTTTTTGCCTTCTCATGCTTTCTGTGAAGCATTTCCAAAATCTTGGGGTCTACCCGCTTGAACGGGTTCCATCTGTTTTGTTCAATTTCTCTGATAACAGCCTCTTCTCTCTGTGTTCCATCAGGTATTTTCTTAGCCATACACTGCCTCCTAGTTTTCTCCATTCTTTAAATTCATCTTCCGTCAGTCTTGCTCCAATGATTCGTTTACTGTCTGTCAACTCACTTTTTGGTCTAGGCATTTATGCTGCTCCCCGGCTGTCCTCGTCAAGAAAAGAAGTTGACACTGTGTGCATCTCCACACCAGTCCCTGCTCCACGATGGTCCTGCGATCTCCATGTTCGCCCCTGACCTTACCAAAAAATGTTCTGATTGTTTCAAGCACTTTGTTGATCCTTCCATTGTTTGCATATGCGTTTCACAGTTTCACTTTGCTTCTTGTTTTCTTTTCTAGAGCAGACCTGACTCAGGCTTCGTTGTTTCGCTTTTTGTTTGAGCGTAAGGGGTGTGGGCGGCGGGGGTGGCTCGGGAAACAAACCGTTGCACCCGACCACGGACAGCACAGCGCCGAGTATGAGTCGATCAAGCACTGTTCTTCTCCTTCAACTTGGCTTCAACGGCTCGGGCAAAATCATGTATACCCCACGACTTGCGGTCTTCATCCCATGTGGCTTCATCAATTAAATCAATCTCCTCATCCGTCAACCCTACCCATGTGCGCTGTGCCAAAGCTTTTTCAACAACTGCAATGGCTTCTGCCGTGCCACAAGGCTCACCGCCATGACAAAACTTCAACGCATCAAGCACCAGCGTCAATTCATCTTGTGTCATAGCGGGTCACCTCCGCAATGAGGGCATCGTGTGATGATTGTCAGAATTCTGCGTTTGCATCTGACGCAGATGTGGATTTGTCTCATGCTTGTTCTCCTCTGGCTCTGATGGCTTCAATCACATCTGCTTGAAACCAATTACTGAATGGTGTTTCTTTGATTATTTTGATGTTGGCTTCACGTTCCTTGGCGGCTACAAGTTTGGCAAAGGCTTCAATCTGTTGCATCGTCACAGGCACTGTCAAACTAGTGCGATTAGTTGGGCTTGTCCATGATGAGTAGATGCCAGACCAGCCAGCCTCTCTTGCCAGCACAATAATTTCATCATGTGTCATGTGTAATCTCCTTCCTCTGTATGCTCCGTGAGCCGTGCAGTCAGCCGAGCAATGCGTTGCTCGTTGTACTGTATTGCTGCATGGGCATACTCCGCCGCAGTCTCAGCTTCCAACTTGCGCAGGTGCGCTTCCCGCAGCTCGTTTGCAATGACTTCATGAATGGTCTTGGACCGCAGCACCTCCTTGATGTACTTGACTGTGGTTTCTCTGAAACTCATTTGTTCTCCCTTGCGGCAAGCATTGCGTCTGCCAATGCGTAAGCCTGTGTTGGTATCTCTGAAAATAAACCATCGTTGTCAATTAGCGCCTGCATAGCCTTTGCCGCCATGTAGTCCCGCAATGACATGCCCGGGTTGTAAGGCGTAACCCCTGTGCCTGTTGGAAATGCTGGTGGGTTGTTCATTTGTTCTCCAATTGTGGTTGTGACAAGGTGTCGATGAATGCTTGCCCCATGCGGATGCTGTCTGCATTCCAAATGTCCATGTCGTTTAAAAACGCTTCTTCTGTTTGACCGTGGCAGTAAACACGAAACCGCTTTTGGCAGGTGTTTATGTCGTACATGGACTCCATGCGCTCAACAGGCTTGTTGCAGACAGCGCACAGCGGTAAGCCATGCAAGGCCAACGCAAACTTGTTTTGCTCTGCGAGCTTCATTTCTTCATCCCTCTGATATAGATTGCAAAACTGCTGATGGTGTCCTGACCAAAGCCAGTCAGCTTCTCAATGTCCTGCGCCACTTGCTCAAGGATGTCGTTGCGCAACTCGTCGTAGACCTCTTGCTGGGTCTTGGCTGGCTCGATCTGCCGCCTGATGATTTCTTGTCTGACCTTGCTGATGCGCTCAATGTCGTTGAACGCCTCGTCCTCTTCCGGGGTTGTTGGATCAATCATTTCGTCCTCCATTCTGTAAAAAATCAATCGTCGCTATCAGGATCGCGCCGACGACCACGACCAACACGCCGCCAATCAGCATCAGACCCACCATTGTCAACACGTTGAGCCACATACGTATACCCCAGTTCTCTTTCTAAAGCTTCCACACGACGCTGCAAATGATCGTTCACCATCACCTGCACACGCCACATCTGCAACACCAGCTTTGTGTCCTCGTCCATTTGATATCACGTAAACCAAAGATAAAAACCGTGCAAGATTCCAATCGGAAAGAAAATTGCGCCAGCCAACAAGAACCCCCACATCGCCTGCGCGAAACACGTGAAAATGTGCGTGAGCCACGCAACAAAACAGGCAATACCAATGAGAGAGCCTAAGTTCATGATTGATCTCCCAGCCCATTTCGACGCTGCATATACGCCAACCGTGCATACAAATCGACCATGCTGTTTTGCAAGAATTCCTTCAGTGTTAAATTGCGGTGCGCATCCCGGATCACCTGCCCCGGCACGCGGACCTCGGCCAAGCAGCCATACTGCTCCAAAGTAATCACCAAGGTGTCGTCGTCCGGGCCGTTGTCGATCATCTCAATTTGCTCGTTTTGTGTGTTCATCATCATTCCTCCGCCATAAAGTGGGTTGCATCGTTGTAAAAAGTCAAAAACATATCCAGCGCGGAATGCTTATCAAGGCCCGTGGCCCGAGCACCCCCAGCCGCTACCATCATCGAAGCCAACACAGATACCTGCGCCGAGCTGGAATGCCTGAACATGGTCTTGGCAATCTCCGTCGCACAAACCTGCGCCTCACGCTTGACCCGGATCATCTCCTCACGGGTCAGCTCCCGAGCCTTGTCCTTGTCAGTCATAGTAATCATCCTCGGCCAAAGCCTCAAAGGATAACTGCGCCTGCTCAATGATCTCAGTCTTGACCTCCTCAGACAACAGCTCAGAGAGGTCAATCCCCTTCAAGTAAGCATAGAACACGGACCACGACTCGGCCAAGCCAACCGAGGAATCAGAGGGCTCGTACTCCAACCAGCAGTCCAAGGTATAGGTCACCTTGCCATTTTGGAACTCGTAGGTGTAGTTCAACAAGCCGTCATATGGGCTGAATCGGGTGTCAATCATTTCAATTCTCCATCTTCAGTGAAAAGGTTTAAAGGACCGCGAACGTCGTACCAATCATGCAGTTGCTCAAAGATGTCAAAGAAGTCATCTTCAGTCAGTAAAGCAGTGATGTCCAAGGACAAAGGACCGTGGACCACGCGTACGTCGTTTATGAATGTGTTGTTTTGTGTGTTCTTGCCGTACGTCACTTGCACGGGAACTTTGAGTAAAAGGTCCGCTGTCTGTAGTGGGGTTATATGATCTTGACTCATACTCTGCTATCCTTTCTAGAATTACATGTGTTAGGGACACGTAGTATGGCTTAGAGAACAATACATGTCAAGTACAATTTGTTGCGATTTTCATAGGGGTTTTCCCTAGTATATATGAATTTGGTTATATCAAGTGGTGGTTGTTATGCAATTTTGAGGGACCCTATAGGGATTTTTAGGGTAAGAGGTGTTTTTTTTATTTTTTTTGTGGGAATAGCCGTAATAGACGTAATGCCGTAATAAGTCAATGAAATCAATGGTTTATCTCATTACAGTACATTACAGGGTCAAAAACAGTGTAATTTACTGGGGTGTCCCTACGAAAAGAGGAGGTGATTTTTTTTTTACTACTCTTCCTCCAGAATCCCTATATAGGAGGCCTTGAATTGGATTTGACCTTGACAGATAGAGTTACGATATCTATACTCCGTTGTTAATTGATTTTTTCTTTTTACGGGAGTTAGTCCTTGATACAAATCGAAGCAAATATCCCCATCCCTGAGGACCGCACGACCTACCCATTCCGGGACATGGAGACGGGCGACAGTATCCTGTTCAAGGAGGAGAAGCAGGCGGCCTCGGCCCGTGTGGCGGCCATACGCTTTGCCAAGGTGCATCGGCCCGGCTGGACCTTTTCTATGCGGCGTGTTGACAACGGCTGGCGCTTGTGGAGGACTGCATGACCAAGCGGGATGTTTGGAATGTCCCGCCAGTGGTGCCTGATAAGGCCAAGCAGCGGCTTGCGGGGGAAGTTCGACCCCTGAGGCAGCAAAAGGTCCTGAACGCCAAGGAATGGAAGTTTGTGCAGGAGTACGTGTCGGGCGATGGCCGGGTGACCTTGAAAGAGGCGGCCATGCGTGCAGGGTACAAAGAGGGCTCGGC